AGAAAACCATCGTCATCTTTGGTGAATGGGTTATCAACTTTCTCAGGCCACCCTTTTTCTTTGCGTTCTTCATACGCCTTACACATTTCAAGATACAAAGCCTTAGCTTGATCTTTTGTCATACGAAATTTAATCTCGTATTTAGCACCATCGTCAAACGCGGTACACGGTACAGTGCGATTTTCTGCGTTATCAAAACGGTATGGTTTATTAATACGAGGCCAGAGAGCCTCAACGTTTTCTATAATATAACTGCTATTTGTATTAGCCATAATTAATTTACCTTAGTTTGCATTTATATCAAACCCACCTTCCACTTTGCCGAAGGGTGAGGGTTCGCTAGTTACAGGGACGAACGATGTGATAGCACGTTTTGTATCTTCGTGTACCACCATCTCTGCTATCTTTAGCCCATCACCTTTCTCAATAGGTCGCATAGGTTTAAAATAAAGTTTTGGAACAACACTATCTTTATCAAACGTAATGTTTGTAACGACAGCAATAACAGACGTATCATGTGAAGATAGGTGACGAGCATACTCTTGCATACCCATGTTACCACCTTGCGCTCTGCCGAATATAGAACTGGCAGGTATCTGCAACTGATACACCTCTTCGAGATCTCCTTCAAACACAACAGCAAGTCGTTGTTGAAACCGACAAGCCCTACCACCATGCTCACCAGAACCACGTACATTCTGTGTACAGTCCATACACCTACGTGATTGCACGTTATCCTCTAATACCTTGGTAGAGGGTCGTTGTGTATCATCAGACCAACAGACTGGCGCAGTAGACTTGTTAGGGTCAAACTCATTACCAAAATATGATCTTGATACAGGCGCGGCATTCACGATGATTACATTTACCATATCACCTAAAGGAGTTTGCTCCCTATCAGCAATGTCGGTAAACGTACCACCACGTATGCTCAACCTTCTCATTAGAAGTCCTCGTCTAACATGTCAGTGCCAAACTCATAGTCACTGACCGCCTCTTCTACTACCGAATCTTTATTGGTATTCAAAAAGGCGTTTTCAATCCCTTGAAGGTTGTAACGATAAGTGTTACCGATCTTCACATACATATCCGCAGGGATCTTGCCTTTACGCAACCACTGCCTGACTGTGTGTTTAGATACACTAAACTTATCTGCTACGTCACCGATTGGAACAAAATTATCTGACATCATTTTCTCCTTACTGATACAACGTATTCAGAATCTACGTTAAGACCTTTAGGTACAAGGTCGGGGTTCTCTTCCAAAAACTGTTTCATGTTGCCCTGATTCACACGTTTATCTAACAGTTCAGGTGCTTCATGCTCAAGAATAAACTCGTGCATTGAAGACCAATCACTAGTCCAATAACGTGTACGAGCAGAACGGTAAAACAATCCCGCAGAAGTTCTTACACTATCGACACCTTCTTCCTGACAGTATTCCAACAAAGCCTTCTTAACTTTATTTAACTGCTCGGATAACTCAGCATCTTTCTCTTTAAACTCTGCTGATAACTCACTACGCTTATCTTTTATCTTCAAATAAACAGTAGTTAGCTTCTCAGCAGTTAACTTTTCTTCACTCATTTAACGCTCCTTTACAAAAGGGATAGACAAAATAGCGTATGATTGTGTACTAGTCAAGTATTTCTTTATATAAGTCAATCATTTTTGTGTGTATGTCTATTCTATTGTCCAATAATGTGTAAACACGTTTCTCTACGTAAGATCCTTGTAGGTGGACAATCGTACACTTCTGATCCTGACCTGATCTGTGCACCCTAGCATTCGCTTGCGCGTACGTTTCTAACGAACTGGTGGGCGACCACCACACCACAGTGTTTGCCGCTGTAAGTGTTACACCGTGTGCCGCAGACTGTGGTTGGATAACTAAAACTTTTGGGTCGTCTTGTTCTTGAAAGCGTTTAAATATATCAGTACGTTTGGGTGCAGGTACATCACCATTGATTACCTCTGTGGATATACCATCTTTGCGTAGCTTGTCAGTGAGTAACTGTATGGTATGTCTGAAAGGTACAAAGACTAGAACTTTCTTACTTGACTCATCAATGACCTCACGTAGCACTTTATATCTTTTAGTTATATCAAACTCCAATGACTCACCAGTATCGGTATATACAGCGCCAGATGATATTTGGAGTAACTTGTTCATGTTTACTGCCGCATTCGCAGCGGTGATTTGCTCCCCTGCTGCTTGCATAATCATCTTGTTCTTTAATTCTTTGTAGTATTTATTTTGTTGCGCAGTCATGTCTACTTCACGCTTAACATAAACCATAGGTGGTAAATCTAGGCACTCTTCTTTGGTGTAACGTATGGCAGGTTGTAAGACTCGGTGCACCCTGTCAGTAGCATCGTCTTTTGGTATCCACTTGAAGTTTGTTACCTTGACCATTACTTGGTCTCGAAACGATCCAAAAAACCGAGGTAGTGCGGTTGGGTTTACAAGTTTAGCTATGCCAAACGCATCGGTTGGACTTTGTGCCGCAGGTGTACCTGTCATCATCCACAACCAAGTATCCTTACCCACTAACTTGTTAAGTGTCTTCCACCGCTTGGTCTGTACATTCTTATAGTGTGTAGCTTCATCTACAATAATTAAATCAAAGCCACCTTGTTGTACAGATTCTTGTACAATCTCCACACCATCGTAATTTATTATCACGTACTCAGCGTCACCTTCGATTATCTCTCTGCGCTTCTTGGCTGAACCATACGCTACATCTACCTTGCGGTGCATGGCAAAATTAAATAAGTCGTTACGCCATGCCGATTCCATAATAGATAGAGGGCATATAACTAACACCCTGTTTATCTTGCCCTGATTTAACAAGTAATCTGATGCCCAAATAGCACTGGCTGTCTTGCCTGTACCTTGTTCATTAAAACAAAATGATTTTTTATTTAGCGTAAAGAAACTTGCTGTAGATTTTTGGTGTTCGTACGGATCGTACCTACCTGTCCACTCATACTTACCTTCAATAGGTGAAGGCGCATTGATACCTATATTACGTAATACTTGCACTTCATCAACTCCCCAATTAACTAATACTTCATGTTCTGATAACTTCTTACTCTTTGGTATAACACTCGTAACCCGCCCGGGTGATCTTAGGTTAAGTAACAGTGCGCGGTTATCTACTATCTTCAATTTTTATTCTCCATCAGTGAACCTCGTAAAACGGTGTCCGTCTACGATAAAATTAGCCCCGATGTCGCTACAGATGGGGCTAGGTCTGCTATGTGGGACTTTAATCAATACCCATAGCTGACTCGATTTTTGTGGTTATAAGCACCGCAAAGGAGGAGGAACGAACCACGTTGTTTAACGACGCATCAAGCTAAGCGTCTGACACACCAAGCAAAAACTATTTCTTAGGCTTATGCCCATTCCTAGATCTATTCTTACTAGGACTTTCTAATTTGTAACCATCTTTATTACTGCCACCGTTCTTTAACATCTTGTTGTGACTTATATCTTTACCTTTGCGTGCGGCTTTACCATTCTTTTTATCAAACGCACGCCTAGCACGTTGGCGTTCCATTCTTCTTTCAAAGGTTTCACTGCCAACAGGAGCATTAACTTGTTTTTTACGTTTCTTTCTCATCAGTGTCTACCATTATGCACGCATTCTGTAACAATGCAATGTCGTTTACATAACCCACTTTGGTGAGCATTCCATACATCTTTTTTCCACGCCTGTTCCATGCGGTTGTAATCAGCTAACCACTTCTCCCACATCTTACCAGCGGACTCCTTGCCATACGTTTCACGTATTAACTCGTTACATACTACAAATAAAAGACCGCCACGTACAGTCTCAATTTCAGGAAAATGTTTAAATACACACAACGCCATAAGTTCTAACTGTCCCTTGTCAGCATAACGTGTGTTCTTGCTTGTCTTGTAATCTATTACCCAAGCAGTTTTGTTTTCTTCGTCAAGTATAACTAAATCAGCTATACCCCTGTACCAACAGTTATCGTCCCAGAACCCACAAGGTTCAAGGTCAGCCGTCAACCCCATCTCGTATT